ATTACTTCTCCACCGGCAAAATATACTTCTTGTACATCTTTTTTATAAGGTTTTAATTTTGTTAAGAAAACTTGATCTTCATTATTATTAACAACTATACTTTTCATGCCGAAGTATTTTTCAAGTTGCTCCAACCCGTGCTTTTTGTTTACATATTCTTCTGCCCATTGACTGCTGCATCCGGGTCCGCAACTTCTACATTTCATATTACATAAGTTACTAAACCTGATATCCATATACTTCATTTGAAACTCGTCAATAGTGCCATCGTCATGAGTCTTTTCGATCATATCAATATAATCAAATCCTCTTCTCATATTATGACTTTGTCGCATTGTCCAAGTACCTAATTTTTCTAAATCATAGCAACGCTTACATTCGTCGCTAGGTTTATCTTCTAGCATATTTTTTCTTAATTTTTTATAGCTTTCGCTATTCATCATTTCGATAATTGATTCATTAGATTTAATTTTGCTAGTAGGCATTTCGCTATCTGCGATACAGCATGGCATTACATTTCCATTCGGCCATGCATGGAAGTGTATCCAAGGAAGTACACAGAAATGTTTACTATCTTTAATAAGTTTTTTAATATCAGTCATGTTATTGTTCTAGGTCCTGTAATCTTACCAATTCCGGAAATGTTTTAAAAAAGTTTTCGTTTCTTAATTTATCCTGCGACCGTATATGTTTAAAAAATGTATCTTTATTATCTTTCCATGTATTGTCCTGATCGGCAAAACTAATAGCATCATTAACTAACCTAGTTAATCCTGGAAACTTAGTACCGTGACTTTTAACAAGATCTAATGCAGATGACTTGGCTAACAGTTTTAATTCTTTGGGCAGACTCTTAGCACTATAATAGCTAGGATGTACTGCTAGATATAAACTATTATACCAATCATTGGTTTGTATTATGTTCTTACTCTTTAAATAATTGTAGAACTCGCTGAGTGTGGGATAGTTAAACAAACTAAACACCGTATTAATCTGAAATACCACGTAATCTAAATCACGGAATGTTAATAGATTACTTTCAATCTTGCCCCAATCAGTGCCATGTCTTAACCATTCTGCTCTTTCACCGTAGTGATCGATACTACAACTTAGTTCAATCTTTTTAAAATATTTCCATAAACTGAGTATGTCATGATTCTTATATTTGATTGTACTTGCGTTTGTATTATATCTTAAAACTGTATCTGTTCTACCTTTCCTGATCATCTCTTCTAGTATAACATAATGTTCCTCAGTGATCAACGGCTCGCCACCTGCAAAGTATGCTAGGTCAATATGTTCTACATGATCTAATACTTCTTGTAATAGATCTCCTTTATGATCATCTGCGTGAATGACAATTGGTTTGTTTTTATCATAGTGTCTATCTTCGGCGGCCCATTGGCTACTAAATTCACTACCGCATGTCCTACACTTAAAGTTACAGATATTACTAAATCGAATATCAAAATAGTGCATTTTAAAATCAGGAACAGTTCCATCTTCTAATGTAGTAGGTACCAGTTCATCAAAACGTTTTGCCCAATGATCTTTGCTGTATGTTCTAAAACTATACGGGCCTGCTTCTTCATGTTTATAACAAAAGTCGCAGATATCATTCTTTACATTATTGAGCATGTTCAGCCGTAGCTGTTTCATTTTATCACTGTTGAATGCTTCCTTCAATGATGTTTCTTTAGTACTACCAAAAGGAGTTGAATAGTTGTTACTGCAACACGGATAGATATCCCCTTTTGGAGTTACATTTAAATGCATCCAAGGAAACATGCAAAATACCTTGCTCTCGGTCAGTAGAAAATTTTTGTTAAGATCTTCCATTTTAGTCCATTAATGATGCAAGTTCAGGAAAAACTTTAACAAAGTCTTCGCCTCGTACTTTGTCTAATTCTAAAACATGTGAACGAAATACATCTTTGTATGTTTCCCACTGATTAGATGATTCAGTCCAATTGACAGTATTCCGAATAACGGTTTTTTGGTGAGGGGTAAAGCCTTTAGAAGTCATATAGTGAATCAGATAGTAAATGTTAACTCTGGCCTGTTGTTTTAAAGTTAGTGGTAGTATCTGTGCTGAAAAATATTCTGGATGAGTTAATGGATATAAACCATACGAACTACATGGAGGTGGTTCATATATCTTTTTATCAATGAGGTAAGTATAAAATTCTCTTAAAGTTAGATAGTTGAATACACTGTTTACTGTGTTTAATAATAGACGTACATTTGGTAACGACTTTAGCGTTACCAAATTACTTTCAATTTCGCCCCAATTAGTCCCAGACCTAATATATTCTGCTCGGTCACCTACATGATCAATGCTAGCGGAAAATTCAATAGGCTTGCTAAACTGGCTCCAAAGTTGAATAATGTCTTTACTTTTAAATTTTAAGTTGCTGACATTAGAATTATATACAAGAGCTATATCTGTACGTCCTTGCTTGATCATTTCTTCTAACATGATATAGTGTTCTTCAGTGATCAAGGGTTCACCGCCTGCAAAATAGGCATACTCCATGTATGGAATATGTTCCATTATTTCTCCTAACAGTCTAGGACTATTATTTTTAGGATAAATCCTAGCATATGGTAATTTTCTTTTAATGTCTTCTTGTTCCCATTGTGTGCTAAATTCAGCGTTACAGGTCCTACATTTAAAATTACAAATATTATTAAATCGAATATCGAAGTAGCGCATTTTAAAGTTGTCAAGATGTCCATCTTCTTTAGTATTAGCTATAACTTCATCAAAGTGTTTACTAAATCTGTGATAGTATTGATCTCGACTAGACCTAACCCCGCCTGCCTCATGTGAGTAACAGGCAACACAGGTAGGATTAAACTTTTCATTTATCATATCCAAACGTAGCTGTTTCATACCTGGAGAATTAACTAACTCTTCTAGGGTTTGTAACTTTGAATCGCCAATAGTTGTTTTAGCAATACAACATGCGTATGCAGTTCCTGTTGGACTCGTATGTACGTGGACCCAAGGAGCCATACAAAATACTTTGCTGTCGTTTAATAAGAATTCTTTATTGTTCATTTTAGTTTACCGCATTTTTTATAAAATTTTGCCATTTCAGGAAATGTTTCTACAAAGTTAGTACCTCGACGAAGGTCTAACTCGTTGAACCAATTAAAAAAATCTCGATGTCCTTCGGTAATCTTGTGTTCATCATATACCGTAGTTTCCATATAATCAACTACTCGTCTAAATTTTTCATACTCTACTGTAGAAAATTTATTCGGATCATTATCATCTAAATTTTCTTTAATAAACTTAAGACTATCTTTCATATACTTCATATACTCTTTTTTAGGGAGAATATTAATATCATATTGCAAAGGTTCCTTAAGATATGGAGTATCAAATCTAACCATTTGAGGTTGATTAGTTTTATTATATTGATTATACATTTTTCGCCATTCTAAAATTTTTTCTAACAATGACTTAAATGTAGTGACACTTAATATGTTAAATGTAATCATAAAGCTAATAGGATGTCCGACATTTTTTAAATAATAATCTAAATTATGTTCCCAAATTTTTAAATCTAAGCCAGTTCTTAGATATTCGGCCCTAGGTCCCCAAGTGTCTATGCTAGTATACAATTTAAAGATTTTTATTTTTTTGTTTTCTAGCAAGTGATTTACATTAGTAGCAAATTTTTCTACTAATGCTTTCTTTACTCCTAGATTACTATTCATGTTTAACTCAAGTTTTGGCATAGGATCATCTTTTAAGCTATCTAGCAATTTCCACGTACTAGTATGCATCAAAGGTTCACCGCCCGTTATTCGTAAAATACTTAATGTTTTACGCATAGTAGGCCACCATTCCCACCATGCATCAACATAAGGATTTTCTTCTTCTCGAGCATATAATTTCATCCAATCGATATCACAACGATGATTCTTAACTGATGTTACTGGACCGTATTCTTTAATTTCATTATAAAACCGACTAGAATATTTTGGATGGCAGTATCCGCATTTGAAATTACATTCATTTCCAAAATTAACTTCTATATATTCCGGGTTAACATTTTGTTTCCATGACTTATTAACAATGTCTTTATATCGTTTTTCTGTAAAAATACTAGAAGTTTTAATATGTCTATCACTTATATAATCTGGACCCATATTTTCAATATTCCAACAATATTGGCATCCTTTAGTTTGAACTCCCTCAAGCATCTCTTTTCGTTCTTGTTTTTTAATCTTGGTATTATGAAGAGCGCTCGGATTTTTTTTAATTTCGTCTATATCAATTTTGTGAGGAGGAGGATGATAACAACTATGTGTTTCACCCGTTTGAAGATACAGTGTTACATGATGCCATTTGGCTAAACAAAAGGTAGGACTTGTTTCATTTGTAATATTGATTATTTTCTTAATTCGTTCGTAATTGTTTTCTGACATTTTAATCTTTCACTGTAAAAATCCAACCATTGTCAATCTCGGTTCTTTAGCATATTCTGTTATTTCAGTTACTGCATGTGGCATTTGACCACTTTGATGATCCATGATTACTAGCTTATTAAATTCTGGAATAAAAACTTCTGCGTTCAACCCTTCTTTTAATACTAGTAGAAGGCCGCCCCAATCCCACTTCCAATCAACATTTAAATACCAAACAAATCCATATGTTGATTGATAGTCATCTTTATGAATCCTAAAGTGACTGCCTTTTTCCATTTTGTAACATCGAATATCGTGCTGAGAAAATTCTTTTTTTAACGTTGATTCTATTAAGGGTTTTATTAAGCTATGATAAATTGCATGTATAGCTTTTGATTTTTCCAAAAATCCGCTTCTATAGAATTTAGCTGTAAAAATTTCATCCTCTGAAGGCATCCCATCGAATCGAGAATCTTTTTCATAAGAAAATTTGTTACGTCTTGTTTGCTGAATAAGATCATAGTCAACATTTAGAAATAAATCTCTAGCTTCGTATGCTTTTTCAATTGAGATAGCGTTTTTGAACTCACGTATCATATAAAGAATCCATTAAGTGAGTATTTATTTTTAGTATTACACATCGTTGAATATACAGACACACCCTTTAATTTTATATTATAGCACATTTGTTAAACATAAATAGAAAACTATGAAAATATTACCAACAAAAATTGTAGAAAACTTTTTTTCAGATGATGAATTAATGTATGTAAAAAGTTTACCGTTTCTTTTTAGCGAATTAAACCATGCAACATACGACGAAGATAATTTTAAATACAAACCATGGAACGGTACTGTTGTAAGAAGATATCTAGCATTTAATGATGATCCGCAATATTCTAAAGTTAATCAAATTTTAGAAGGTGCGGTTAAAAAACATTTTGGCGAAAACATCATTATTGGTGCAAAACATATACTAACTGCGTTTTATCCTTATTTGAGTCACACTGATGCAGTGTACGGTGAATACGGAATAGACGAAAATCATTATGGTGCATATACATTTGTAATACCACTTGATACTTTCCAGTCATCTACTATTGTATATAATGAATACTCGGATAAAACTAAAATGGTAAGTCAATATAAACAAGATAAAGAACCTATCGATTCGATAGATGACGCATTTTATGAAAAATACTTAACGCACGAAGCTAGAGAAAATATGAGATATCTTTCTGTAGAAAAAGTTTTTAACTGGAAACAGAATAATTGTTTAGCAATGAGTAGATATAAATTTCACGGAAGTGATGATTTTTACGGGCACGGTGTACAATATAAACAAGCGATGATTATGTGGACTTACGCACCATATTAATATTTTTTATTAAACACTTCTTGTAACCAATTATAATCATTTATTTTTAGCAACTCTGAATAATTGTTGATATTTTCTTTCGCAAAATTAATCCCATCAACTGCTCCCTGATTTGCATATTTTCCAAATTTTTTATTACGACCTTTAGTTTCCCAATCAGTTAATTTGCTCATTTGATTTGTAACATACAGTTTTACACATTCTCTAAATGCTGACCTCCATGTACTAAATTCATCTACATTGAATCTTGTTTCATTACTGATTTTATCCATTATTTTTAATTTAGGCATTACCGATGTAGTCATATCTAACTTAGACATTTTTTTTGATTTCAACATTAGAGATTTAGAAAACAACTTAATTCCGCCATATCCATAAACTAATTTATTCAGTGGATTTATACTAGACCACACATAAGCACAATCTCTATCGAATACACTAGGTTGGTAATCAAAATTCCAATCATCTACTAACCATGCGTCTCCGTCAACAACATAAAACATATCTGTAGTTGACAGTCGAGCAGCCTGTTGATGAGCTTCAAAAATTCCTTTAACCCCATTTATACGTTTAGCCCATGGTGCTTTTTCTAATACTCTTTTCCAATTTTCTTCTGCATTTAACTCATTATAACTAATAAAAATAACATCTAGATTGTCATCTAACTCTAAATTTAACAACCCTACATCTTTATCACCTTCTACAACATCAGCAGCTATTGCTGTAACTACCCAAATTTTTTCTTCGCTCTTTGAATATTTTTTATCAAGATACCATACATTTTTATACTTTAAATCATGCCACGGAATTGAGTAATTAATCTTAATTTTTAAATTAGGTAATTCAGGATTGTATGAATAATTGACTTTAGGCGAAATAAAACTTATTACTTTGGTTCCTTTTATACTGTTTGAATAAGATATCTTAACAGCCCAAATATCATCTTCTCCGTTTTGTAAATGCTTACGATCTAACATCCACATATGCTCATAGCCTAGATCATGCCACGGAATAACATAATCAATATCATAATTTAACTTAGGTAATGCAGGATTGTATTCATAACTAAATGTTGGACTGATATAGTT